GGAAGATGAAGAGAAACTCCTTTACAGACTTCTCAAAGAGGAAGATGATTCCAGAAGGGTGTTAGAGTCCTTATACAGGGTGTCAAATGAGGCTTATATCTCGCTTTACAGCGATGTTTCCCGTTACTTGGTACTAAAGGGTGGCGGTGGTTCAGGAAAGTCGATTTTCTGCGGTCAGAAACTTCTGCATAGGATTGTGACGGAAGAAGGACACCGCGCATTGGTTTTAAGGAAGGTTGCTAGGACTTTAAGGGAGTCATCGTGGCAGCAGATAAGAATGCAGATATCGGAGTATTACAACTCGGCAGACTTTGTGGTCAACAAGAGTGATATGACGATAACATACAAGCCCAACGGCAATGTGATTTTATTCTCTGGACTTGACGATGTTGAGAAACTGAAGTCCATTATAGGGATTACTTTAGTATGGATAGAAGAAGCCTCGGAACTTGATGAAACTGATTTCAATCAGATAGACATTCGTTTAAGAGGTTTTTCCAAATATTACAAACAGATAATGCTTTCGTTCAACCCCGTATCCATCACCCATTGGTTAAAGGCAAGGTTCTTTGACACGGTGGATTTGGATTCCGCTACAAGTGAAACCACCTACAAGGACAATCGGTTTTTAGATGAAGCCGCCAAGAAGGTTCTTGAAGGGTTCAGATTAACAGACCCTTATTATTATGCAGTTTACTGTTTAGGACAATGGGGCGTACTCGGCAAGACGGTATTTGATGCCGAAAAACTGACGGTAAGACAGAGTGAAGCCGTAAAGGTTGCTCCAGTTAGACTTGAGGTTGTGGAAGGCAAGACGGTAACTGTAGACGATGTCAACGGATGCTGGTACATCTACAGAAAGCCTGTAGCTGGCGGTGCATACTGTATCGGATGCGATGTAGCAGAGGGCGTTGAGGGCGGTGACTACTCCACTATAAAAATACAGGATGCCACCTCGCTTGAGGATGTTGCCACATATAGAGGACACATAGACCCTGATGCACTCTCAATTGAACTTGAAAAGGCAGGATACTACTACAACACCGCTTTAAGAGCCGTAGAGGTGAATATGGAAGGTGGTACGCAGAGGAATCTTGAGAGAGTATCCTATCCCAAAATGTATATGAGAGAACAGCTTGACGATATGACGCATCAAATCAAGAAGAAATTCGGGTGGAGGACTACTGAAACCAGTAGAAGGCTCATTATTTCAAATCTCATCGAATATGTGCGTGACCATTCACACCTCCTGAACTGTCCGATGACTATCGATGAGATGCTTTGCTTTATCAGAAATAAAAACGGCAGACCTGAAGCACAGGGCGGCAAGAACGATGACCTTGTTATGGCAATGGCAATTTGTCTTGAGGCGTGTCTTTCTGGACAGCAATCCCGTGGCTCACTCGTCAAGACATACGATTATGCTAAAATAGAGAAGTTAGAACCTGACTATTATCAGGACTTTATGAATGCTGCATCCGCCATCAAGGACAGGATAGCAGACAAGTTTAATTTATGGAGGTAACAAAATGGGAGAAAAAACAAAGAAATTAGTTCAAGGCGATAAAAAATATGTACCACCAGCTGGTTCAATTAATCCTAATGCAAAACCTTTTAAACTTCCTTCATTAAGTAACGCTGGTTCTCCAGTAGTGCAGAACAGAATGTTAAACAAAGCATCACAGGATAAAATAAACATACCTGAAATCAAAAGACCAACATATAAGAACAACTCTGGAATACCTAAATCAAATTACGCAACAACATTTACTCCAGCAATGCCTTCAACAAAGACGGCAACCGTTATAAAGACAGGAAAACCCACAAACACATCGAACAACGCCCTTAAAGGCGTTCAAGCTAATCAGAAAGAATATTTGAACAAACTCATAAGCGGTGGTGGTGGAAAAGCTGCTTGGGCAAAAGCTGAACTTAAAAAAATGGTTAAATCTCCAGTTAAGAAGGGTACTAAATAATGAAGATGGCGTATGTTGTTCCCAAAGCGAAAAAAATAGTCGCAGTACCAAAGATGCCTAAATTTGGCGTTACAATGCAAAATAAGAAAAAAGCCGTAAATCCCTCAACAGCAGGTGCAATGAAGAATGTCAATGTACCTCTCCCGAAGAGAAAAGGAACAAAGTAATGCCTAAATATGACTATAGTTGTCCGAAGTGTGGACAAGTTGAATTTGAAAGAAGCATGAAAGACCCTGAAATCAAACATTGCCTGCATTGCGGGAGCAAAGTAAAGAGAATTTTCGGTAAATTATGCTACAAATTCGAGTGTGAAGGTCACGCTGGAAGAAGAAGCAAAGTTTAGGAGGTATTGTTATGAAAAAACATAAGGAGGATAAGATGGCTAAAACAATGAATAACCCATACGCACCAAATATATTCAACGGTGGTAAAACAGGTAACATGAGCGGAAACCTCGCTGGAGTCGGAACAAAGTCTGGTGGTCAGGCACAACTTAAAAACGGTGGCGTTCCATCAACTGGTTCTGCTACAAGCGGTACGACCAAGCCATCTTCACCAACCAAGAAAATCGATGTTAAACCAATAACTCCTACCGTCAATATAGCACCCATTATGCCTAAAGTTCCTTTTGTACCAGAAACACCACTTACACCACCCCCTTCAACTGCAACATCGATGTCTGTTGCTGCATCACCCGTATCTAAAACGCCTACAATGATGAAAAGCAGCGTTGCTACCAAAGTCATACCGACATCGAAACCATCTACTGCCAAAATAACAAGGCAGGAATCCATATTGACCCCATCTACAGTTAAAAGCACAAATGCAGCCGCTATGAGCAAGGCTACATCGGCTGCGACACTATCAGGTCAGAGATATTCTGCTATCCCAGCAGTTAAAAAACAAACCGCTATCAAAGCAGCAGTCACAAGTGGAAACAATTATACAGCCGCCGCCCAATCCTACAAAGCAAAAGCGGATGCCAATGCCAAACTTCTAAAGGCAAAAGCCGATAAAGCAAGAGCCGATGCCGCCAAGAAGAAAGCAGCCGTTAAAAATGGAACTTATAAACCATCTAAAAAGACAGGAAGTAAGTAAGCAGGGTGAAGGTTATGATGGAACAAACAATCATATCTTTAAAAAGGAGAGTGAGAAAAATAATGGGTAATGACACTACGGTTTTAATCAGAGGACTACAGAATATCTATATTGATGACTCTCCTGACCAAAAGCTTCAACAGTTCCGTTCAAAGTTTCAGATATCAAAGGCATTTGTAGACGAAGACCTTCAGAACGACCGTGAATTGACTTATGACGGCACACACGAAGTCACAAGAAACATCAATGACACCAATACGAATGCCGTTGAAAAGAAATCAAACCAACCTTACAACATCGCATACGAACTTATAGAATCTCAAGTAAACAACAACATCCCACTCCCAGCAATCAAATCCAAAAGACTTGAATACAAATATCAGGCAAAGATGATAGAGGATGCCCTCAAAAACGACATAGCAGACACATCTATCAATCTTGTTAACGATAAAAACGAAAGAACCACCTGTAAACAGGGCTATTCTGCCGTTGAGGTCATGTGGGATGGCAAGGTCAAGGGAAATGACTATCTTGGCGAGTTAAAACTGATGCAAAGACACCCAAAGTCCATCGTTCCACAGGCTGGAGTATGGGATGCGGAGTATCTTGACTACTTTTTCACCGTTTTATCGGTCACAAAACAGTATATTTGGTCTAGATTCGGCAAGAAACTTGACTCTGAAACGGAACAGTACCCAGAGGTCAACAATACTGGCAACAAGCCTACCAACAACCTAGCAGAACTGGTCAGCTTGATTACTGCATGGTATGTCGATTCCGAAGACGATACAGGATGCTTTTCTTGGGTTCAAAATACTTGGCTAGAAGACAAACCAAAGTATTTTTACAGAAGACCCAATAAATGCAAGGATTGTGGTGCTATCGGTGAACCAAATCAGACGAAATGTGAGTGCGGTGGCAAATATTCCAAAGATGTAGAGAAATTTGAAGTTCTCGCAGAGGACAAAACCCTTAACAGAACAGAAAAAGTGCCTAATTTCGGTCTTGATGCAGATGGAAATGTTGTTCAGGACTACATAGAAAGACCCGTGGTCATCCCTAAAGGCACTGAAATACCTTATTTCGCACCTAAAGGATTCCCTGTTATATTCAGAACCAATGTGCCTTCGGACTTTGGGTTCGGTGGTGTTTCAGATATCGATGTGATAAAAGACAAGTATGTTCTCATATCAAAACTGATGAACAATATCGAGGAAAAACTCTTAAAGGGTGGTTACATCATAACCTGCCCAGACAATATGAAGCTGAATCTCACCAATAACATCTATCAGGTTGTTAAAGGCACAATGACAGACCTAATGGGAATCAATGTCAAAGACCTCTCGCTTGATGTCCAAAAAGACCTTCAGGTAGTTCAGGTTCTCTACGACCAAGCAAAATCTTTATTAGGGGTAACGGACTCTTGGCAGGGCAAACCCGACTCTAGTGCGAGTTCTGGCATCGCAAAACAGCTTCAGATAGCACAATCAAGTGGCAGAATGGCAAGTAAGGAGTTCAACAAATATAATTTCTATCAGAATCTCTACAAGATGATGTTCTGGATGAAACTTGCTTTCTACGATGAGGTCAGACCCGTAGTGGCAAAAGAGGTTACGGGCGAGGACAGATACTTCGACTTTGACAAATATGAGTTTCTCTTAAAAGACAGAGAAGGAAAATGGTACTACAATACGGATTTCCAGTTCGGCATCGATGCGACAGGCGGGTGGGAAAGAAACCGTGACTATATGTACCAGCAGATAATTGCTTTATACGGTCAGAGTGCTTTTGTAGCATCCGATTCTGCTATAATGCTTTGGAGTCTTATGGACAATCTGAACTTCCCAAGTGCTTCAGAGATAAAAACTAACCTCATAAAGCAACTTGAAGGGCAAAAGGAAGCACTTGTAAAGCAACAGGAAATGGCAAACAACCTACAGGCAGATGCCAATTCACAAGTCGGAGTAGACGGAAAACCTATTCAGGGGGTGTAATTTATGAGATACGGAATGACGAATTACAGAAACCTCGCATCAAAAGGCGGATATTGGGTTGGGGAAGCCGAATCCGAAACACAGATTATAGACGAGGATGGCTTTTTTATCTCAAGGACAGAGGATATGCAAATGCCTCTAGTTCAGGGCAAGCAAGGTCAGACGGATAAACCCCCATTCGACTTCACGGCTCACGGATTTCTCTTTCCACAGGCAGATGCCACGCAAATACTTTATCTGACGGCACAACTACCGCATGGGTGGGAAGAGGGAAGCATTGTCTATCCTCACATACACTACAGGCAGTCGGCATCAACCATCCCTGTTTTTAAAATAGACTACAAATGGTACAATGTCGGAGATGCAGTTCCAACTGGCTATACAACATACCCCCTATCAACGCCTATGATACCATACCAAAGTGGAACTATATCGCAGATAAACAACAACGCCACGGGAATAGACGGAACTGGTAAAAAGGTATCCTCTATAATGCTTATAAAGTTATATCGTGATGACAATGTTGTAACTGGAACGGTTATAGCAGACCAATTCGATATCCATATACTCAAGGATTCTTGGGGTAGCAGAGAAGAGTATGTTAAGTGAGGAGAACGAAATGCAAACTCAAGCACAGTTCAGCAACGCTGAATTATCAATCATAATAACAAGAGCAGACGGTACTGTAGAGGATTTAGGAGTTGTTGCAACAATGCGACCACCTACATTACTTGAGAAGATTAAGGAGGTAATCAAAAATGGCAGATGTAATAATGGTAGTAAACAGAGGTCTGGAAATAGTAAATGACAGAATACTCGGTGCAGGCACAGAACCTAAATGGATTCATTGGGGCGTTGGAACAACTGCACCAGCACAGACCAATACGACACTTGAAACCCTAACTGGCGTAGGTGAAGCAAGAACAGTTGGAACTGGTTCAAAAGTAACCACCACAACCACGAATGACACCTATCAGGTAACTGGAACAATCGTTGCGACATCAGCCAAAACCATAACTGAATGTGGTTTATTTGATGCTCTCACAAGTGGAAATATGTTCTGCCGTGCAACATTCACGGGCATAGGAGTAAGCATAAATGACAGTATCGCATTTACAATCAAGGCTGTTTTAGCCAAGGTCTAATATGAAGCACTTCGTTGAGTGCAATGAGGTGATTAAATGGCTGTAGAATTTAGGTCAAAAGGAGCGTGGTGTGCTGGCACTACATCAGTATCGTTCACAATGCCGACAACTCATGTTGCTGGTGACCTTCTTCTGATGTTCATTCACACCTGCAACAATCCGATAACAACTGCACCCGCAAACGGATGGGCGTTGCTTTCTCCATCACCCGTTTCAACTGGTACTGCAAGTACAGCACTAGGAGTTAGGCTTACTGTTTACTGGAAAATAGCAGCGAGTTCATCCGAAGCATCCCAAACCGTAGCCGTAACAAGTGGTACTGCAACCAATGGAATAACGGTAGCCTATAGCGGAGTTGATAACACTACACCGTTTGATGTAACGCCTACCTCTTCAGTACAAGCAACAAGCATAGCAAACTTTTCTTGTCCAACAATAACAACAGCAAATAACAATGCAATGATTGTTAATGCAGTTGGACTTGATAATGATATTGCAAGTACAACTTTAGTATCAGCAAGAGCAAATGCAAGTCTGGTGTCAATCACACAAGACCACGGACAAGCGGTATCAACTGGTACTGGTGGAGGTATATTTACATCTCATGGTATCAAGGCTACTGCTGGACTTGTTTCTGCAACTACTGGTACTGTTGCAGCAGCCGCAAGAGCGATGATGACAATTGCTTTAAGACCACAAATCATAGTAAATACAAACAAATCACTTACATCAAACTATAGTGTATCCTCTTCACTAGCAAGAGTTCTTGCTATATCAAAGACTCTTGCAACTGGAATCACGGCAAATATGCTGAATATTGAGTCAGTAATGCGTTACAACTTATTTGATTATTCTCTTATGAGTTACGGAACTGATTTCGGATTCACAAAAGATGTATCTATAACAAGAACTGCAAATTCGACTATAGGCTCACTTGTTTCAAGGTTAAGCACACTTTCAAAACTCCTTGTTGCGAATTATACCTCTGCATCGAATTTCATAAAGACATATATACCAGCAGCCTATGTTTACTACAAAACGCTCATTTCAAACTTCACGATATCGTCTGAAATTGATGAAAAGGAAATAGGGAAAAAATTATCAGCAACCTACAGAGAATCTAATTCGTTTGAAAGATTGATTTCAATAACCAAATCAGCAAACTATAATGTGACATCAAGTTTAAACAGATTTATTTACAAGGTAGTCGAATCTGCACAGTATGCGATTTCATCCAATATTAATAAATCCATACTGTTTACATTAACCTCATATGTGAACGCATCGTGCTATCTTGAAAGATTGATTGATAAAACGATTAGTGCATCTTACACGGTTTTATCAGAAGTTTTG